GGTATTGACAGACCGTGGTTGGATCGATATCGTCGGAGTCAGAGATACGGATAAAGTATGGGACGGAACACAATGGGTACACCACGAAGGACTCCTCCACCAAGGGGTGCAGGAAACGATATCGCGATTCGGAGTGGAAGCGACTCCGGACCACGAAATCCTGACGGAACATGGATGGCGGGAGTGGTACGAAATCCAACGATCCGAAAAGGATTTGAGGTCGGCACTAGTCATGGCGAACTTACCATCTTGTCATACGAGCGAACAACGCGAAACGATGGCCGGACTGGATGGAATCCATTGGTCAGATGTTCGTGCGGCTGGAACGGGACTGTTGACCGCAATAACTTGCAGAATGGGAAAACTACTCGATGCAATTGTTGCGCCAAGCAAGCGTCAGCTCGAACCACAATGCAACGGTTTGGGTACGCTGAAATCGTATCAGACTCAACACATCGGGAACGGTTACTCAACCGGATTAGTGCCATCTACAATCGATGCCACAATCCAAATGATGCCTCATACCACCATTATGGGGGTCGCGGGATTTGGGTCTATGAGCCTTGGCTCCACAATAGGCCGAAATTTCTTGCGTACCTCACTACTCTTGATGGGTGGGATCAGCCGCATCTTCAACTCGATAGGATCGATAACAACAAAGGTTATGAGCCAAACAATCTTCGGTTCATTACTCCGTTGCAGAATATGCACAATAGACGATCTGTTAGGAGTTTGCAAAAGAGAATCCAAGAGCTTGAGGAGGAAGTCAGACGTTTACGATCTGAAAAATTGCGGACCGAATAATCGGTTCACAATTAAAACAGACTTCGGTCCGATTATTGTCCATAACTGTGGCTATGGTGCAGGAGCCCCGAAGTTTGCCATCATGTCCGGCATGACAGAGAAGGAAGCCAAAGAAGCTGTCGATCTCTATCGCTTAAAGATGGACAACGTGAAGAAACTCTGGTCTAGTTATAACGCAGACATTCGCGGATCGTTTAGTGTCGAAACTAACTTCACTGTCGATCTTCCGAGTGGTCGAGTTCTTGACTATGGTCGCCTACAGATTCACAAGCAGGATGAAAAAGTCCTCTATGTGGCGTTGATGCCGAAGAACGGTAAGCGTGTTCCGGTGAAACTTTGGGGTGGGTTGGTAGCAGAAAACGCTAGCCAAGCACTCGCCAGAGATATATTCAGCCACATGCTTTGTGAGATCCATCGTATGCCCCACGCCGATCTAATCATGCACGTGCATGACGAAGTCGTCGTTGAGACCGATGCTGATAGAGCAGAACAAACCCTTTCCGAAATCATCAACATCATGTCAACTCCGCCGCCGTGGATTCCAGATATCCCACTTGCAGCAGAAGGAACCATTCTAACCAAATACGAAAAATGAGCTACCGTTATCTTAAAAATCTACGTGAAACAAAAGCAGTAAAGGCACAGAGCCTTAACAACCTACAGAAGCCGAAGCCGAAGCCGAAGTTTGCCTCCAAAGCAGACTTCCGAGCATGGTGTTCAAACGCCACTACTGACCACGTGTTCTACAACATGGTCGAAGGTAGTACGCCATCGAAGCGTATCAGCAACGACAACCCTCCGAATAAAATCTATGGGGTTGTTGCCGACTACGACGCTCCAGTCAATTGGGGCAATATCGATAGCGACATTACTGCAAAGTGTGGGGTCAATATGCCATCGTGGCGTACGAAGACTCAGTCTGGCTACCTTCGTCTCGTATGGGAATTCGACAACGGTATCCCCATCGCGCCAGAGATGTTCGACGCATTCATGAAGCAGATGAACTCGTCGCTCAAACTGGAGCGTCTCTTTGCTGGCTTCGATAGTACTTCACTCCGTGCGAGTCAGTACTTCGAGTTGGGTGAGGACTGGCACAACTTGGGTGGTCACGTCTCAGACGCTATGGTCCAGACGGCTCTCATGAAAGCCGCCAACGAGCATCCCCCACAATCGTCAGACACTTCGATCCCAATTGCAGTCGTCGCGGCTGAAGTTGAATCCCGATTCCCGAATCGTTGGATCGGAGAATTTGAAGTCGGATGCCGTGGTCCACTGTTCTGGATCGATGACGGTATCAACCGTGACGGTTGCCAAGTCGCTGAAGATGGCATCATCTGCTACTCTGATCGTGCCGGAAAAGGATTCGTGACGTGGAAGGAAATCTTCGGAGCGAAGTTCGTTAAGGACTACGAAGAGAAGAAGATGGGTAGTCTGCTCGACGAGTACTGGTACAACGGTAGATCATTCTTCAAAGTTTTGTTCAGCTCTGCTGTTACGATCCCACGTGAGCAACTGATCTTGGAGTTGAGGCAATACGGATTCTCCGTCAAACCGAAGAAGGGTCAGCCTCTTTCCGAACTGGAGTCAGCTATCCTCACCATCTCCAACCAGAACCGCATCGATGAGATCGCGCCAGTCGTATTCTCGAAGGACCGAGTAGTCGCCTACAACGGTCATCGTATTCTCAACTGCGCTAACATCTCGCCAGTCGAGCCGGACGCAGATGGGGGTCCAATCCACTGGCCGTTCATCTACGAGTGGCTCAGTCAGCTATTCGTCAATACCTCCGGCAACAGACCAACGGTCGAGTACCTATATTCGTGGCTCAAGCGATTCTATGAGGCGGTATTAAATCGTGAATTCGTTCAAGGACAAGCTCTCTTGCTTGTCGGTCCGACGAATAAGGGCAAGTCACTTCTGTCAAACAGAGTCATCTCTGGTCTGGTCGGCGGCTACGCTGACGCCAGCGACTACATTTCTGGACAGACGAAGTTCAACAAAGACTTGGGCCGAGTAGCCGCATGGGTCATCGACGATACCACTTCAGCCGCCAGCTTCCAAGACCAACGGAAAGCAACGGAGATTATTAAGAGATCCGTAGCAAACCCACGTGTCGAGTATCAGGCGAAGTACGCTGACGCAATGTCCATACCGTGGACTGGTCGGGTCATCATGTCGCTGAACATGGACGCGAACAGTCTGTCCGTGATTCCGGCTCTGGATTCCAGTAACAGGGACAAGCTGATGGCACTCCGTATTAGCGATAAGGCTACCAGCAACTTCCCACGCAACTCCGTTCTGGAAGCTACGATTGAGAAAGAACTCCCACACTTCGCGAAGTTCTTGATCGACTGGAAGATCCCCAAAGAGATCGAAGACTTCGGTCGCTTCGGCATCGTCAGCTACATCGACGAGACCATTGCCTCCGCTGCATACGACAACTCCAGCCGTAGCTCCGTTGCTGAATTGGTTGAGTTCTTCTCCAAACGCTGTAGGGCGCTCAATCCAGAAATGGATATCTGGCAGGGAACGCTCACCGAATTCCAAGTTGCGCTTCACGATTTCAACAATGGTCGTGGCGTCGGTATGTCTAACAATCTGGAGTTCGTACGCCGTGGTATGTCCACTATGGAAGAAGCCAGCCGTAACAACAAGCACCTCCGTCCGGTCAAGTCACATGGTCAGGGCGGCGGTAAGATCTGGGAAATCAATCTAGATCCCAAGTTTGACATTACGGTCAACTCTCAAGATAGCCAAGAAGATCCTCCATCTTCTTGAGCTTCTTGATCGGGATGTGATAGCCATCCACACGATAGGTGAACCCGCTATCTCCATCGGGTTCACCTGCTTTTTTAAAGTCTGCCATGCGCTTGAACGAACTTGTCTTGACCCATCCAAGCATCCAGAGTTTCACCATCGAATCGTGTCCTCTGAGGAACACGAATAGATCGTTCTCAAACATGTGGGTTTTCTTCAACTCCACAGATGCCACATAATCTGGTTTCGGAATGGCTCTTGCCCGTTTCGTTTTGACTTCGATAGTCGTACCAGAATGGGTCTTCATGTCGTAGCTCTTGGACAGCTCACCACACGGAATGATTATGTCGCCGAGATATTTCTCGACGGCGATCTCTCCGAGCATCCCAATCATTCGTCCAGCCCCTCTTGTGTAGGAATTGGCTAGAATACCCATTCGTTCAGAACGTTCTGCCGCGAGTTTGTAGTCCTCACCAGATGGGCGGAACTCGATGAACTTTCCGCCAGCAACTGGCTTAAACTGATCAAGCATTAGATTTGGCTATACGTTTAAGGAATCCCTCCCACGCTGGAAAGAAG